ACCTTTTTCGGCTTCTTCGCTTCGACCTTTGTAACAGGTTTCGATACCTCATCTTCCGCAAGCGTGCGTGGAGGGCTACCGTATTCTTGGTTCCAGTCGTAGGGGTCAACGACAGAGTCTCCGCCTTCAAATCTTATTCTTCCTCGCTTTTTCAGCGTAAACATCACCTCTGCTTCACCGGACAAGCTCAAGGTTGCGTCCGTGCCCACGTCTAGAACGAATTCGGCTGGCTTCTCCAGTACGACCCGCTGATTCTCTCCGGACTGAAAATTCACGAGTGTAAAAGACTCTCCCATCGCACCGCCGCCAGCCATCATAATGTTGAAATCTAGCCACGGGGCAGGGACGGCATGGTACACACCGCCCCCTGCGTCAATCATTGAGTACGAACCGGACTCCAATGTTTTATAGATCGGGGCAAGATTCGACGCCGGACTTCTGGTTCGCTTAATGGAATTCTCCACCCCCATCGTAAACGTCGGCCCGACAGCATCTTTGAACGCATATTTTCGATCAGCGGCGTCCGGCTTCTCTATCGCTTTGTTATAGCTCTCGACAATGCGATCTGAAGACGGGTAATCTCCGGTCTCAGTCTCCGCCGCTTCAACCTTTGACTTAGGTTGCGGTTCCGGCTTCGCCGCTGCCTCCGTAACCGCAGGTGGCGAAAACGAGATGCGTCCTTTTTTCTCAATGTTCTCAACACCAAACGCCCCGTCACGAGACTTGAGGATGGCCGGTTCTTGAACCGTAGATGTTTGGGTGACGGTAGGATCTGGGTCATAGCCTTCAAGTTCAAACAGATCGGTCGCGGCTCCAGTTCCAACAAAGTAGTCATCAATCGGCCTGAACCACGGCACCACGTAATGAACGCCGTCTCTGGTTCCCACCTGATATTCGCCATGAAGCTCTTCCTCAAACTCAGCGGGAGGCATGTTCATTGGCGTACGTGCGCGTTTATCACTATTAGTAACTCCAAGCCTCACGAATCCAGCCCCGACTCCGCCCTCTTGCTCACTTAGGAATTCAGCGAGTTCATTGGTCTCTCTTGCCTCGTTGTAACCTTCTACGAGCCTTCTCGCTTCCGTTGTCTCCGCCGCTCCCTTCGTGTCAACCTCGACAGCGGCTCCTTCTACCGGCTCGGGGCCGTAACGAATATCGACTTGCCCCTGTTGAACCAACGTGCCTTGGTATCGCACTTCTGGCTTAACGACTCGTGAGATAACTTGTTCGCCTGGCTTCAACGTATTGTCAGGTTCTGCGTGTCTCCGACCCTGTTCGTAATCGTAAGGCTGCCCACGCAGGTCGACCGCTTCAAAGCCTTCTTCCATCGTGGACGCGATCTGATCGGACGCATTCTGAAGCGCCTGAATACTTTCATCAGTCGCTCCAAGGTCTTGGGCTGACCGTATCGCGTTGTCGATACGGGTTTTAGCTTTCGCTAACTTCATGTTCCGGTCGACGACATGCTGTGGGAGTGTCAAGCCGTGAGTCGAGTCCCATACAGCACCAGTATCCTCAACGTCTTCCGCAGCTTGCACGTCCCTCGTCAAGATATCGTTAAGTTGCTTAACGAGTTTCCCTGTATCTTCATCACTTACGGCTGCGTCGTTTTCAATGGACACAATCGCGTCAGACACTCCCTGCCTCACAGGAGAAGCAGTCTCGTCAACAACCACTTCATCCGGCGCAGCCTCAACGTCTTCAGGCGTCTCAGGCTCAACGTCTTCAGGCGGCTTAGGCTTAACGACCGGTGCGGCCTTCTCTACTTCACGACGCGCTGCGGCACGCGTGTCACGAGTCTCTGTCCAGTCGTCAATCTCAGTTTTGTAGTCAGCGAGAATCTGTTCAGGAACAGTTTCGCCCTTCAGGAAAGCATCCTTAACATGGTACCGGTGAGTGACTTCAGCTAACTTTTGCGCTGACGCAGCGCGATCTTGGAGAAACTTAGACAAAAGTTTTGCAGCACGCTCTTTGTTTGTTTTAGCGTTGGCCTTTGAATTAAATGGTTTTTGAGCAGACGTCTTGCTACGTTTAATCTCTCGCGCCATTGTCACAATATCCATATCGCTGTTCAGTATGGATTCTTCGGACATGGCACCATTAGCGTCATATAGCTGGGGAATAATTCTCCCCGTCGCAAGAATGCGCTCGGCCTTCTGTATGGGCTTTTCGTTCTTAAGGGGAACAAGACCAACGCCGCGCAGCACGGCATTTAATGGAGAGTCACGAGTCTCTTTTGATACCTCTCCTGCTTCATATTTATCAAGCTCCGGCCTAATGCTCTCGCCCCATTCCACAAGATCCTCTGGCGTAGTTACACTCTGCCCCTCAGAATCTGCGAAGTTATATAGCGTCGGCAATCCCGGATCGGACTGGTCTTTTAGATTAAACCTCGTCCTTAACCCGTCTGTTGGTAAACCATCCTGAGTGCGATGTCCGATGAGCGGGAGTCGACTCGCCTGATTTTTTAGATACTCCTGCAAAGACACAGCAGAAGGAAGACTCAGGGGAGACTCGTTGGGAGAGCCAATTAAACGCTGCGTCACATACTCAGACGTGGTTGTAATGGCTCCACCCACCCCAGCGGCGGTTAGCATAATCTCTGGAACTTCTGACAGGAATCCTGTCTCTCCAAAATCAAAGGGTCTCTCTATGCTCCACTCCCCCCAGTCAGTCTTATGCCCCGTCTTGAGATCAGCCGTTGCCGTACTAATGGCCTCCTGTGCAACTTCAGTAAACGCCTCGGCCATTGCGTTTCGCCCAGATTCTCTCGCAATGCTGAACCAGCTACCTCGCTGGACGCCACCCGCAGCCTTCACTGCCTCGTCCATCTTCTGAAAGAAACGATTATTGATACGACGCGCAACGGCCTGTGTCGCTGCCGATCCCCCAAGAGGACGGCCAATGGCATTCACGGCCCTTCCCATCAGTCTTCCCGGCACAATCGAATCAAGAAACGCCATCGGCACTGCTGCTGCTAGCGCCGTCCACGGCGCAACAAGGTTAGGGTCTCGTTCATGCATCTGCTCCTGCACGTCACTGCTGTGATACAACAGTCCCATTAGTGCAGACCCAGCCACTGCTCCAACCCCTGCCGTCAACCAGACGGGAGCCGTAAACGCCGCAGCCGCACCAGTCGCTGCGGCCCCACCGATATATCCTGCGGCCAAGATGGGAGACATCGCCGCCAACTGCTCGGGCAGCGTGGTATACATCCACTTGAATGCCTTGGGAATAAAATTTCCTTCACCCGAAAATACATCAACACTGCCCTGACTTTGCGGGAGGTTAGCAATGATCTCATTCTGCTCGTCAATCGTCTTCGTCGACCAATCACGTAAGTCCTCATCCCAATCCACCCAGTCAAACCGGTCGAGATCCCGACTAATGATTTGAGTAAGTGTCCGAATAGAACCTGGCCCAACTAACTTTCCAGCAGTGCGAAGACCTTTCTCTGTCTGAGTGAACAGAGTTGGCGGAGCCAACCCTTCCTGCACCGTCTCCCGTAGTTCTCCGATACGACGACTTCGACGCGCCGCTGCCTCGTTCGCCTCTTCAGCCGTGGCGTAGTTGGGATACATTGGCTGTTCGCCACTCGCCAGTCGACGGGCCGCTATCTGTCGCTTGTCATCAGGATTTTCAATCTGTCGACCGTTCCACATGGTCGGGATGTTATACGTCCGGTCTGGATCTATAACGCTCTCAAGGACGGGAACATGCTCAATAAGCTCTCGCCCAAAGACTCCTTCCAGATTCTCGCCTACTTGATGAAGGTCTGCGACAAATTCATCCTCGTCAGCGGCCCATCGCGGCCCTCTCGGGTCAACGACATCAGGCGTACCTTGTTGACCAAGAACACGCTCACGTTGCTCTAACTTTTCCTTCCATCGTTGTCCGACGACGCCTGTGCCAAAACGAGCAGCGTCCTCAGCCCTAAGCCTTCTAAGCTCTTCAACGGGACGATCCCTTACAGAAAGGTCAGCCATGCGCCTACTGGGGCGTCCGGCCCTACTAACAGGAGTGATTTCAGGGTCAGTCAGAGGCAATCCATGCTCACGGCCCAATTGATTTGCGCCAGTCTCGTCCCACCCAAGACTTCTAAGCTCTTCAATAGAACGAGCCATTGGAACGCTTTCGTCGCGCTCACCCGTCACCGTATCGAATCCACCAACAACCCTATTTGGATGATCCTCAGACTTAAACGCTGACGGCCAATGAGGAAGCCCATCTGCGCCTATCTCAGGCTCACGAACACCAGCACGAAACGCAGCGCGATAATCATACAAATGCCGTGGATCGTCCGGGTCAGGAGCATAGCCATACATACCTGCGATGCCACTAAACCAATCCTGAAAATCCTGTTCTTCCCGAGAAACACTTAGAGGAGCCTCTGGAGCCGCCTGTACCTGCTCGGCAAAACTTCCCATAGCACCGATGTAAGGTTCGTCAACCGGTTGACGACCAATCCCGGTCAGTCCTTTATTTGGATCTGAGATTTCGACACGAGGATCTGCGCGGAACCGGTACGACGAGTCCCACCCCGGCCCCTGTATCATGGCCTCTCTCATCGCACTACTCGGAGGAGGAGGAGCCGCCTTTAGCAGAGATCGCTCAGATGGACTTTTCCACCCCATGCGCTTTAAAAAATCCTCGTCCTCCTCACGCTCTCGGAGCCACTCGGACACGCTTTGTCCGGGGGCAGACCGTCGACGACGAGATGAAGAACTCGGACGCCGCTGCCACGGAGAACTCGGACGCCGCTGCCACGGAAATTGATTTGCCATACCGGGAGTCCGCCTTACCGAATTGATGCGATGGGATAGCTTGAGGTTTGTTGGGATCTAGGAACCAAAGAGAACAATTCGAGTCCTCGGGTCGTGCCGGGAAATTTTAGACCAAGCATGGATTTCATAAGCCTTGGAAAATGCTCAAGCGTATAATCGCCACGTATCTCTGGATATAAATCTTCTAATAAATCAATCCCGTACTGGTCTGCGAACTCGATAAACAAATCTTCTGCTTCCACTGGGGAAGTGTCCTGTATTTCAGAGAAGGATATAAATTCGCCGTCTCGTTTCGGCCAAATGTCCATCAGATCCTTATGATATCCAAGAACCTCTCCTGCCTCATTCTTTTGAGAAATCTCATCCATAAATGCCTCACCTAGAGCATGCATCATGGGGGGAGTGGGCGCACCGACAGACGCCATAGCTTTTTCATACATGAATTTCTGGTCAGACTTATATTCAGACTCAGAACGGACTACATTGTCTAGATCGTCTTGCGGCACTTCCGCCATCCCAAGTATAGGGTTTCTTGAACTATAAACAGTCCTTGAACTTGTAGTGCCGTCTAAGTTTGTAATAGTCAACACTGCTTGATCATTTCCAGCGTTGATCCATTGCCCATCCTCGTTCATGTACTCAAGAGCAGGGGATGTGTTATTGGCAAGGATATCGTCGGACACTACCCCACCAACAGTTGGAAGACTCCCGTGATATGCCCGATGCTCATCACCAAGTGCCCGAGTCGCACCAATCACCGCAGCGTCAGTAATTTGAATGCCATCACCGTTACGACTCCCCCTCGTCCCTCCCGTTCCTCCCGTCTCTAAGCTCCGCTCTTGTAGCATGTCCAAATACTCACCATAGTATCGGGGGTCACCGCCATCCAACGCATAAGCCCTAGTAATTGAACCCCATGCAGGACTCCCGTGAACGATACGATCCATGCCGGGGTAACCCTGTCCTGTACCCCACGCAAGCACCTCGTGCCCCACCGCGTCCACGTTATACAGCGGCGAGTCGACACCAGAATTCCTCAAGCCCATGTTGAATAGATTCTGAGGGGTATGCGCTTCTCCGGGTTCAAATAAGTCCGCGTTCGCCTCAACGTCTTCAACGGTCGGGAAAGTCAGCAATCCTTTTCGATCCAGCGCGTCATAGATGCCTGGGTTTGCATCAAGATACCCCCCCGTATCCTCGTTAATTCTCGCCCATTGACGATCAAGGTCAGCCTGATCGTCGATAATCTCACCGCCAGTCCTGATGAGAACATTAGCAAGGGCATTCGTTGCCACCTCTTGCTGCTGTGGATTTAGCGCACTCCAAGCCCAACGTGGTGAACCGCCAGAATCAATAAGGCTTTTAATCGCTTCGTTCGTTTGTGCTTGATAGGCAAGTCGTTCCCTATTACCCATTCCTTCAGTTATGACGTTAGTTAAAAAAGGGTATGCGTCTCCAGAATTTGGAGGACGCATCACGCCGGTCGTCTCATCTTGAAGATCAAAACCAAAGAACGTATTGCGATCCACTGAAGCCATCGAGGACAGGTTGTCGGAGACAGTTGTTCCGCCCAATTCTCTGTCAAGCATCTGCGCGAGTGCAGACAGTTTGCTCCCCTCCCCCGTACCCTTCTGCCAGAATTCCAACTGTTCGTTGGCATCAGTAAATCCCATTGCCCCCTCCGCAAGACGAGCAAATTCTGTAGAAAGATTCAACCGTTGATCAATTACGCGCTTCCTGTCTTCGTTGGTAGCTATTAAATCCTTATGATCTGCGTCTTTAATATCCGCACGCAACTGTCCAATACTTGCCTGATCTGGAAGACGGTGAGCGTAGTCATCAGGGTGACGTACCGTGAGAGGGAATGTGCCATCGGAAAGAGCCAAGACATCCTGCTCCCACGCATCATAATCTGTCGAGCCATCATCTCGGAGGAATTGCTCCCCTCCTGCCGTAAACGCGGCCTCACGGTTCCGAGCCTTCTCTTCTCTCTCCAACGCCTGTTGTTGACGCGACTGCAACGTCTCGTAATACTGCGCCTGTTGCACCTCTCGCGGGAGAGACGCAATCGTACTGCCGATAGTGTTCCAGATATTCTGCTGGGTATTTGCGCTGATCTGCCCCTGCTGCATCGAAAGGTCAGCCATGCGCTGATGGTGGCGGTCAGAATACGGAGTCTTCGCCCACTTCCACGTTGCCATTAGTCTCTCCTGCCTGTGTTCTTAGTCGTTTGGAGATGGCGTCGTAGTCGGCGTCCGCTTTAAGTCCTCAAGACGGCCCCATCGAGTTTCTCCGCCATAAACATCCTGCTGATACCCCAGCAGGTAATCAGCCCTCGCTCTGTTATAGGCTTGATCTGAGGCACGTTGTCCTCGATCTGCACTCGCCTGTGCTTCGGCGTCTAAGTGACGTGCGCGGTCAAGCCCATAGCCGTACTGATCCTTCCCGCCCATATACATTCGATCCCACGCCCCCTGCTGCGCGGCCAAGTTTTGCCCATACATTCCGAGATTTGACTGACGTGCAGCAATTTGATTCCCCAAGTTTGCCTGTTGCGCCTGATACAACCCCTGCTGATCCATTTGATGAGCGCCCATCTGCTGACCAAACACACCAGCCCGACCTGCTTGGTTGACCTGATGGCGCTGGAAGTCGCGGTCATACTGGTCAAGAGCCGCCTGTCGATTCATCCCAAACTTCTGCGCTTCTCGCGCCCACTGCTGCTGATCAGCCGTCGCATCCTGCCCATACCCCATCTGGTATTCGCCTAATGCGCGGCCATACGCCTTGTCGTATTCCTGACTCGCCGCCGCTTGGTTGTAATCCATCAACCCCTTCATCGTGCCACCGGTCCTCAACATCCCCTTCGCTGCCGCTGAGTTCTCCAGCGCCTGTTGTCCCTGTCGAAGACGAAACTGGTAACCGGGGTCTTCCTGCGCCTGTTGATAACTCGGGGCTGCAAACTTATCCCCACGAAACGGATCAGTCGACCGATCAAATCGAGACGCTTCATACGATCCCATATAGGGGTCATACCCAGCCGTCTTGTCAAATCTCTCGTAGTCACGATCCTTGGAGCGAATGTCTTCGCCCTTATAGGGGTCATACCCAATCTTGTCGAAGGTAAAATCTTTGGTCTTTGCAACATTGCCGCCGCCACCACCGCCGCCACCACCGCCAGTGCGACCGACACCCCACTCTTTAGGATCCCACTTCTTATATCCTCCCCGCGCCCACTCTGGAAGAAGATATCCATCTCCTTTCTTTCCACCATTGCCGTTATTCGTGGGAGGGGGAGAGCCAGGAGTGCTGACTACGGCTCCAGACTTTGTACTCTGCCCTTGCCCCTTATAACCCCCAACCCCATACGCCTGTTGGGACGATGTTCCTCTATTGTCCTCAGACTGCGGGTCATAAGTCCCATCGTATGTTCCATTCGCCATATCAGACTCCCATCACATATCTGTGAAGATGCCCATACTTGAAGTCAATTGTGTCTACCCTCGATACAATTGACCCATGCTGCCACGTTGATTATCTGGACGTGGGGCGTCCACCAACCCTGTATCAAGCGCCGTGTCAAGATCCGTCAGCGTTGCCATCGTCTCAACCACTTGCGGTGTCTCGTCTGGAGATTTCCACGATCCCCCAACTGGACCCTCATATCGTCCGAGTTGAGCCATGAGCGCATCCTGTCGCGTTTGGAAGACAGGGGCCTGAGACTCTTGCCATGAATCCCACGCCGCTTGACGCTCTCGACGGTCTCGCTCAAGGTCTCTCCGAGATTGCTTGAGAGCATTCGACTGTGTCCTTCCAGATTGCCATGCCCCATACGCCGATGCTCCGGCTCCCGCAAGTCCAGAAACCAACATACCCGCGCCAAGTGTCATGCCTACCATATCGTTTCTCCCTGAGACAGCCCTGCGCCCCGCATCCGCAGCGGACGACCTATACGACCTACTAAGATCAGTGGGGCGAAAACTCATAGCACTAAGTATAAGCTACGATTCCGCAGAAATCGGTTTTACGTATTGCACCTCTAGTGGCATATACCCAAGGCGCTCAAACACAGACCCGACCTTCTGATTTGGCGCACCGGCATACACAAGAGACGCCAACTGTTCCTTTGCCCATTGCTCTCCCTGTCGAAGCAGTCGGACGGAATCTGACCGTCCGCGATCTTCAGGGTTGACCCACCAAAAAACTTCATTGGCAACGCGCTCGTGAGAAAGGGGATGCTCATACACCATCATGCCAAGCATGCCAGACAAATGCCGTGGCTCCTCAACGTCACCAGTCTCGGACACTAACAAGAGTCCCTCATCGTTCTCGATCAACGACGTCATAAGCGATGCAATCTGCGCCGGATTACTAAACATCACCATCCGATAGGTGGAGTTGTCAACAAATTCACACCCCATCCTGACTAACTCCGGCACATCATCAGACAGCGCCGGACGAATCACGACAACGACTCCACCATGACATAAAGGCTGTACTGCATTGCAGTTCCTCCTGACGACGCATACGTAGTTGCATACTTCACGACGTCATTCGACGAAAGCGTATTTGGCCCGACGTGAATCAGGAACGAGGCGTTCTGTTGCGTCGTCGTCGTATTGCCAGTCATCGCCGCTCCGCTCTGCGTTTGTGCAACATTGCCGTCCATCCACGAAATGGTAATCGTCACACTTGAACTTGTCGATGCGGCGGTCGTAATACGTGCAGCGTAACTCACGCGATAAACGCCGGGGTCAAGCGCCCCTGTATCAAGTGCCGTTGCGCTGAGAGAAGCGGTTTGACCAGTCAAGCTCGTCAACGCCAGCTTCCGTGCCGCCACGTTTAATATGTCAACAATCGACTGAAGATATCGCACCCATTCTCTGGTAATACCCTCTCGAAACCCCTGCAAAATTGGCGTCCGAAATGGAACCTGAGACAGTGACATCGCTACCGCTCTTTCACGCTGAGTTCAATATACGCCCCGATGACGCGCCACGGAATAGGATCTGTGACCGCAATCTCATACACACGGTCATACCCGCGACCAAGACGACGCCAAATCGTTCGCACCCCATAATTGCCAATCTTACCAGCCGACGACCAATGCTCATTTCCCCACGTAAAGCCGCCATCATCACTCCATCGCATCATTACTTGCGGGTCACTTCCTTGCCCTGTCGTTAGTCCTAATCCGGGCTGAAGCTCAACCTGAAGGGAGTTATAAAACATCCAGTCGTCATTCACGGCCACATGCGGCGTGCGACGAAGGCGTCGAATGGGGCCACCGCCAGCATCGGTAAACTTATCAATCGACATCTCATACACTGTGCCAATCGCACGATCTCCCACGAGATGTTTATTGAACGCATAGACGTGATACTGCGGTCTCCACGCCTTATACTCTACGTCTTCAATGTTCCACGTCCCACGTTCGTGCCACAGTTGAGTTGCAGCATCAAACACCCATGTGGCTTTCGCGCTGGGAAAATTCAATCCATAAAAACTATGGCCGTCCTCTTGATATGTCCACGCGACCGCATCGGAGATATTGATCCCGGCACGCACATACCCCTGAATCGCAAACTCCACGGCATGCGTACTAATGCGCTGTGGCGTATACCCACTCGCCATCCACACTACACCAGCGCCTTCTTCACTGCTCCCTAACCAGATAATCGTATTCCCGAGACGTCTCGCAGAATAGGGAGCCGCAATGCCCTGCTCAATGAATGCGCCAGGAATAGCCGCAAAAGGAAAGGGACTTGTTCCTGCGTTATACCAGACCTCTGTTGTTTCCTTTCCAAAGAGCCAGATATCACGATGCGTAACAACGACCGCTTGCCACGGGTCCGCGCCAGCCGTTCGCTGGGCATACTGTGTGGCGTCCCATGTTGTGCCGTCATTTAGATCAGACAAGCGCAACGTCGATGTCGTGGCATTCAGGGAAAGAAAAAACCCATCCAAAAACTCGCCTTGATCGGCCCCCGACGCCAATACCGTAGCAAAGCCATTAGTGCTTAACGTGAAGATGTAGCCGACGCCAGCCGACGTGATGAAAATCTCATCACCCATATCGTTAGCGACAAGCGTGACGGGAGTGGTGGCATAAGCTATCGTGCCATGCACAGTCGGTGTTGTAGTCTTGTCGCTGTAAATCTCATAGAACGTCTGTCCCACTGCCACAAAGCAGCGCCCGTTATGCTCCAACATTCCGCGCACAGGAGACTCGGAAAAGGTGTGACGCTCCTCGCATCCGGGTGTCGGATACAAGGCGCTCTGAAACGGCTCGTTCCCGACCTCAGAGGATTCCAGATACCAATTCACACACCGTTGGGCAGACAAAAGCGGAGACTGGGACACATAGGATGGCCCAACAAACCCCGGAAACTTCATGCGTGCTGATCCGTTCTCCAATCATATCGTCCACCACTAGTCGTCAGCGCCGGATCAATGCCAAGTGTTTCCCTTGACGTGTTGATCCGCTTAATGTTGGCAAACGATTCATTGGCAAGCTCAAGCAATCCACCGCTGACGGCAGCGCCAAATTCCTGCGCCAACCGCAGCGCCAGTTGATACCGCAGCGCCTCTTCGTAGCCCGGTGGAAAGGTATAACTCGTTGTAAGATCCGCAAAACTTGTGAGCGCCGTAGGCACATACAACACAAGCTGCACGCTACTACTGTTGGGAATCGGCCACACGCTAATCTTTGCCAGCCCTGCGGCCCACGCTCTATCGTAGTAAAAGTTTGTGGGATACGTACTGGTCGTGCCCTTAATCGCCACGTCCTGCCACTGCGAGACCGTTAAGGGGCCGCGAATTGGCAACTCTATTTTTTCTGTCGACGATGCGTCTTTGTCGAGAATAATACTGGCACGCTCAATCGTTATAGGACGCACGATATTAAACGTGCCGCCCGTGCCAATCGTATACTCCTGCGTGGACGCAGTAAGGTCGAGGACGTTCCGCGTAACCGTATAGATCGTGAGACGGTTTGTGCCCCACGAATCCACCATGTTATTCAGCACCACGAGTGCGTCGGCCACACTGTCGCTGTCTGCGGTCTCTCCAGACGCCAACACGCCAATCGTCTTTAAAGATCGGCTAATTAACTCATTCGCAGTCATGGCTTACCGTTTAATCTTTAGCTTCGGCACCACACGTTTCGGCGTTGAAAACGGCCCATCTGGAGACTCTGCCCATCCCGGCCCTAACGCTTTTAATTCATCAGGAGTATTCACGACGGTATGAACAACCTCGCCGTCACGCTGTGCGTAAACCATTTTTGGATAACTCATCACTGACCTCGTAAAAAAGAATAGGGAGAGGGCGCGTAGCCCCCTCCCTATCAACCACTAGAAGCAACTTACGCTTGCACTCGACATGCGAGTTCAGGACGCAATGTTGCCCACCCAAAGAGGACATCCAGTCTGCACGGGAACTTATCAGTCGTGATGTCGTAATCGCGGATCATGCGAATCGACATGCCCAACTGACTATCGCTCACACGCGCAGCCATGTCTGTGCCTTGCGGTAGTGGCAGGTCAGCCATTGCCAGCGTAAACGCATCACGGTGATGCGCGAGACCTTGTGGGGTCTGTGTGCTGGCAGCGCCAACAATCGTCAACGCAGCGTTGTCTGCTGGCAACGCATCAACGGTCTGAAAGGCTCCACTACTGGTAATCGCTGGACTAATCGCCGCAGTTAAATTACCAGACCCATCAGAGCTTACATCAGCAGTAACAACAAACTGCTGCAACTCACCCGTTGATTGACGCGACTGCGGGTTGACAGCATTCACACCAGCAAGGGTGAAAATGTCACCCTTCAACAGTCGAGACGCCGCAGATGCGGTCCAGCCATCCGTGACCAACGTGGTTGCGCCACTGGAGGTGCTGCCGTTAACGAGCGGTGTCCCGCCCAACGGTCCCACCGTGTGCGTGTTGACGTTCTGGTCCATGAGCCAGTCGAAGCCAGCCGCTGTGCCCATCTGCCCTTTGCGATACTGATTCGCAATGGCCGAGGACTGTTGGAACAGACCTTTCAACGCATCGACAATCGTCGCTTGCATGAGCGGCGTAATGACAACCGACCGCTGCCCATCAACGGGCGCAGAGTTGTTGTCAAGCAAAACACCGGCTTGCAAATACGTCAGCAACGCATTTGGCGTTGTTCCCGGTGTGCCCACGCTGTTATAGATGTCCTTATACAGCGCAAGACCAGCCGTGTCGATCTTGTTTGCCACTGTTGCAATCGCTGGCGTAATGAACCGCTGACTAAAGTCATCAATCTTCAACGCGAGGTCTTCCGAGGTAAACGTGATGTCAACACCAAACTGCGTGTCGAGTGTCACAGCGACCTGGGTCTCTGTCGCGTCTTCAATTGAAATCGCGGTTCCTGTCCGGCCAATGTAGCGCGGTGGTTTTCTCACATTCAGGACAGTGCCAATTTTTGCACCTTCAACCCCGAATTTGTCGTCATACTGCCGATTGACGCCCTTTGTGAACGTCAGGTTATTCTCTAGAACACGAAGAGCTTCTCTCGTGATCATCGAGATTGTTAATAGCGTATTCGCCATAACAGTATCCTTCTAACGCATCAACGCTTATCGCTCTCGGATACCAAGCTGAATCTCCCGCTGTCTCTTGAACTCCTGATATGGCAGGTCGTCCAGCCGTGTCGTTGATGCAGTCGCACCGCCCCCAACAGGCTTAATGGGCTTAGGTGCTTTCGTGACAGAATGCGTCGACGAGGACGGGCCTGTAGAAACATCCTCTAGCCGCGCTTCAAGTTTTCCCATTTCCTTAATTGCCGCCATCGGATGCAACTGTGAAATGCGGTCACACTCTTCAGGATTCCTAGAGAGGTGATACATCAACGCTGGTCCGAGGTCTGAATTAAGCACCGAGTCTTGCATCGGTCGTGTCATCGGAAGGTCTTTTCCCTTCTCAATAACGGCATCGAAGTCCGGGTTTGCCTCTCGAAACGTGTCGATTCGCTCGTGAAGAGTAGCGACACTCGATTCGTGGGCCTTCTGAGCTTGATCCTGCTCGATGCGAACACGATGCTCAGATTCCTGTGCAACCATACGTTGATCGACTTTCCAGTCCATCAACGCTTCTGCATATTCCTCATAGGTCTCAAACTTATCCTGATCAGGCTTCCCATCCTTTGGGGCCGGAGCCGATTCCGCCGCCTGAACCTCTGGCTGTGCTTCATTGTCTGAGGTTCCTTGATCAGTCTCCGCAACAGGGCGCTGCGCCCGTTGAGCGCGAAGCGTCCGTATTTCATTTTCTAACCTGTCCGCACGCGCCTGTTCAGCCGCTTTCTCTCGCGCTAATTGACTAGCGCGGTCACGATAAGAACGACCACGTCGACGGCGTTTCCGCTTTGGCTCATCAGCGGACTCAGCGTCACCCTCGTCAGATGACGCCTCTACCGGTTCATTCGATTCACTTGCGTCGTCAGATACTTCCTCAGACGACGCCTCGTCAGATTCCGCTGCCACAACGTCCGTCTCGCCAGACTCATCCGATGTCTCGCTATCATTTGGCACGCCACCTGCTTGCTGAGATGAGAGATCACCCACAGGGGTCTCTTCATTGGCAGCAGTATTTAATTCGGCCACTTGCTCTTCGGTGTCCGTCGTACTGGCGATGGTTACGGTCATTGCATCAAAATCCTTTCACATAGTCTGCCAGAAAAATTCCCTCAACGCTAAATATCTTCTGGCGGGAGAGGAGGAGCGGCCATTGGTGGACCTCCGGGCGGAAGCGGTGGCGCACCCTGACCGGGAGACGGCGCAGCCGGTGGCGCACCTTGCGGCGGCACAGATCCCGCCTGTATTCCCTCAATCATCATGCGCTCATATCGATCTTCCTGCCGATTTGACACGTCCACATTTCTCGCAATGAGTTGTTCCAGTCGACCAATTTCCGTCTGAAGAATCTCGCTGGCTCGTTGCTGTTCAATCTTCGCCAACGCACGAGAACTTTCCCCCTGTTGACGAATCTCCTCCAGTTGCAATTTGCCTTGCAGGTCACGTTCCTGAGCCGCCGCATCAGCCGCGAGTTCACGCTCCTTAATCGCCACCTGCGCTTGACGCTTCACCTGATCCGTTCGCAACGCTTCTTGCGCCTGTTCATAGGCTTCCTGTATCTGTTGCAACTGTCCTTCAATCTGCTGCATCCGCGCCTGAACCTCTGGTGGAATGTCCTGCGGATTCACATCATCCTGCAACTCCGGCGGTAACATCTTTTTCAGTCGAGCCGCCACCTGTTTTGCTCCCGGCCAATCCATGTTCTCCGCCAGTAAATCTCCAATCATCGGGAACGCATTGGGATAGGCTTGGACAAACTGCACCAGCGAATCCACCGCTTCCTGTCGACGAGTCTGGAAACTTGGCCCCACCGACACACTAACGTCATAACGCCCAACACCAAGGTTGTAAATACCTTCAATGCCAGGTGGAATCTGTTGCATGTCAACATCTGATGGCGCATTCTCTTCTCCGGCGAAGACCATCACGTTTCGACGCCGCTCGTCGTCACCAGTAATTCGCATCACACGCGCCACGTCATAAATGTGCGGCATGAGATCCACAACAATTCGACCGACCTGACGAATCGCTCGGCCAAGATTATCAAGGTAGTGCGAGTTTGCCATCTCGTCCTGCTGCTGGCGCGTGCGAAGCGCCTTCCCCGATTCCTGTGGCCCACGCACGCCAAGAGACGCATCGTTGAATCCGCCCGTCGACTTGAGATCGTTGTCGCTCTGAGCAATCGCCATCGTCATCGCCTGAATCGGTGGCTCCCAACTCTGGCGTTGCGGCGGGGGCGCAAGCTGTCCACTAAATGTTTTCGGCTTATATTCCAGATAGGGAAAGTTTCTGACGTTCGCTGATTCCCATTTTGCTTCATGCCCTTCAAACTGTCCTTCTGCTGCCACAAACGGCGCACGCGGAGCCAGTGCAATCATCTCGGTCTCCGCGCTCACCCAGTAGTTATACATGCGCTGTGGATCTTTTGCGTCACGCACAATGCCCCGATAATCCTTCACGCCATTGATGTTAATTTCATCCCCAAGCACCGGGATAAGTGGAATGTATTTTCCGGGCCACGACACGCCACCTGTCTTCAACTCATCGCCCTCCAGTATTTCAGCCCCGTTAATCAAGGCCCACTTCACGGAACGATGTGTTACCTCACGCTCTGCCAGCAACGTAATTCCGTCAGGCAATTGATCGACGTCACGATAAGCCTCGCGTGGCACCTTTTGTTTTGTCCCGTCAGGCATTAAGAGAATAATGACCTGCTCTCTCGTCTCCTCGACATAAAAATACTCCGCAATACGCACGCTGCCTTCAGGCATCCACTCGGCCTGTTGATTTCCCGATGACGTAAACTCTGACAGGTCAACAAGTTCAGAATTGGGATACTTGAATTTATATTCATCCTTTGGAATATCTTCTACAACAAAGGCATACCGCGCATCAGATCCGTCAGGCTTTTGTGCGGACGGGTCCATGTAGACCGAAAACGGATTCCCCACCCGCTCAATCCGCACTTCCTGATTTAGATCAAGAGGATCGTCGTCAACATAATCCGTAATCACCCGAATGTAGCCACGGCCCATCGTCGCTTGATGATCGCCAGCAGTGCTATAGGCCACATCCGCGTCCGATTTGTTTTCAATATGACGCACAACTCCCTGTATAACTTCAGCTACATCAGGGTCTGACGTATCGCCTGTGGGATTCACCGCAATCGCCGGACGTGAGGCCCGTTGATTATTCGTAACCTGACGCACAAACTGCGGAATGCGATTTACCGTCAAACATGGACGACTGTCCTGGTTTCGCATTGTTCTGACATTCTCAGGCCACTGCTCTGATGCGCGAAACTCTAAGTCCTCCAGCATGTTTTTCCGAAGTTCCGACTCGGCATCCACAATCGTATGGAAGCGCGTATGCGCGAGACGAAGAAATTCATCTCGCGCCGTCTGTAGCAGGGAGTCACCGTCAATAACTTCCCCATCCTCTTCGACAACGACGACCTGATACCCTGCACCTGTTGGATCATCAATGGGCATCTATCTGTCCTCCCGGCACCTGCGCTGCTCGGTTTTGCAACATTTGAAACGCCTGACGATAGTCATCGCCCGTAAATCCATGACCCACCCACGAAACTCTAGCCACGCGCTCAAACTCATCACGGCCTGTTGCCACAATCGTATGTAACGTCGCGGCGTCAATCTGCTGAAGTAAGGAGGTCACGGCCATCTGAAGAAATTGCGCCTTATCTAAAATAACGTCTTCGGGTTTTCCCATTAGTGCATCCACCCCAAGGTGTCACTCCCGACATCAAAGTGACGAATAAGCGGCACCTGCTGCTGCGTGTCAGGCTCCACGGTCATCCACTCCACGCCCGACACAATCGCATACCGTGTCGCATCCATGAGATGGTCGTTCTGTTTGACAATACGCCCTTTTCGATCACGACGATAGAGACGAAATTCTTCCAACCATGCGTGACAGGACTGAAACACCTTCAGTTGCCCCGTACTCAGCAGCCGCCAGACATCAAGAATTCCCGCCTCAACAGCATTGGGAGCCACGTCCAAAAAGAGTCCTTGGTCGACATAGTCATCAATCAACGCCGTCCCGTCTCGCTGACTGCGCCCACGCGAGGCGGGATCAATTCTCCCCGGTATCCACACGCCACGCGACCGCACTGCATCCGCGTGAATCGACGGCTCAGCCTCGCCGCGCTTATGAATGGCATAGATATACCGGACGTTCGTTTCTCGATCATGCGCCAGCCAGACCGCCGCTGTGCAATTCCACCCCACATCCAACCCATACCCTCGCGCATAATGCGCGGGAAGATCAAAATCGGCAATGGTAATGTCCGTCTCCGGCACTGGGAAAATCGCCCCGGACCCTAACTGCGGCACCCCTTTTGTTCTGGCGTCACGCTGGTGGGGCGGAATCGACGCAAGGAGTTCCGCCTTCTCCACCTCACTCAGGTGCGGAACATCGTCCCAATCGGCCATCACGACAAACTTGGACATAATTGCTAGTTAATCCTTCTGGAGTTTGCGCTTCGCATACGCATCATACCGCCCCGTGATGCCACACGCACCACACCAGTCACCGTTTGATTTACGACTGGTGCCGCGACAGATAGGACATTTCCCAATGCGCTGTATCTTTTGTGCGTGGCGAATCCCAAGCCGAATATGTTTCTTCACACACTCTTGCTCTTAATCACATTCTGGAGCGACACGACCGCTCTCATTACGTCCCTCGTGGCCCGATTCACGTCCTCGTCGTTCAAGAGGTCACGGTCTGTTCCAGCCTCCACCGTTTGCAGAATGGCATGCACCATCCCTACAGCGGCATTTTCCTTTTCCTCACCCTTTGTTCTGATGAGGCGCTCAACAGCTTCCACCGCAGACACAATATACGGCAACAACTTTAGTCCTATTGCGACAAATCCCATGCTTCCTCCTGTGTTTTTCGTTGTTCATCCCCAGCCCGACGAAACGGCCACGACGAGGACGGCCATCGCGGATGTCGACGTGGTGGCCCCATATGCTGTCTGGCACGCGCTTCCAACTGCTCCGTCCAGACCACACGCTTCGCAATACTTGTAACAAACTGCTCAACCCCGACTCCGGCTCCGCTTAACCATAATCGTAACATTGGATTCGCCGCATCACGTAACCATCCTCGTGCTGTCAGTAAAGATCGCTGCTCTCGATCCGGCCACGCTTTTATCGGACACACCTTTACACGATGCCCCACTTCCACGAGTTGAGCATCACGAATCGCCCGTTCCAGCACCGCCACCGACAGACGTGTAATCATGGCAGCGCGATATGGGTGTGGATCGAGTTCGCCCGAGGCAAAAAATCCCCCCCCACTCACGTCGGCAACCGTCCTCCAGGTAAAAACTCCAACACCAATGGCGTCAATCCCTGAAGTGGCGTAAACGTCAGCATTAACATTCCTCCGGTAAAGTCCGGGGTCTGTGCCGTGCGAAGGAGACACTCCACATGAATGTCCTCCGGCGGTTCTTCATCCAGCCAGATGCCGTGCTTTTTTGTGCCCTGAAAACTTTCTCGCCGCTGGTCGTAGCTCTTGAGTCCCAACTCAGACAGTCCCGGTGCGCCGTGTTCTTTTTCAGCGTGCTTGACCCAAATCGTCTCCACGGCATCCGTCACCCCCGGTTTCCGTGAAAAATGCTCAATGAGATGGCGCGGAATAAAGCCTGAGCCAATATTATTCATTGGCCCCAAGAGTTCCAGTTGCCCAATGTCCCGCACCGTCTTCGCCGTATCTCCTGCGGCCCAAAACGAGACCGGCGTCTCAAACTTCCGCCCCTCCCACCAGTGGGGATACAGGCCCGTCAGGTGCGCGACCGTCTCATACGCTCCGGCCTGTGTCTTGCCAATGCGGTTCGCGGCAATCATCAGGCGTTCCCGGTTATGGCTATTAAAAAAGGCCACATGCTTCCGGTACAACACGCGACACATCCCCGTATGATCCATCACATCCGGGGAGTCCGGGTCACAGCCGTCCGTGCAGTCAGGAAAATACCGCTCAAATCGACCTGTCTGTCGCGTCTTGCGGGTCTCGGCAATCGCCGCGAGTGTGGCATCCATCGCCTCTTCGTCTGCCACCGTCATCTTCTCCCCAACCATGTCAGCCCTTCGACATCTTCTTCAGCGTCTTCGCCAGCCGTGCCCGTTGCCCCAGTTTCCCGCCAGCCTTCGCCGCCCGAGTCAGCGTCTTCGCGGGAATCGTCTGTCCCGCCTTCACGCCAAGGCTCTTCCGTAACGCTCCGGGCTTCTTAATTGCGCCCTGAATCCATTTCTTTGCCATTCGCCGCACTCTCCAGCATTGCTCCGGGCTGAAAATACGCCGCATCAGGATGATCCGACGCCACACAAAACCCGACCACGACCACACGCCCATTCCGCGCAGACGCGCCCCACCCGTCATGGGGATACCGGCTATGAAATAAATCCGCCGGATACACCACCAGACGATTCCGCTTCATCGGCGCTATCTGACGCACCGTCCAGCGCGACTCGTCCATCGACTCCTCCACCAGTATTCGCTCATGCTCCTCCGTCGTACCCTGAAACCGCTCCCCTAACACCTTGTGTGTAAAAAACGCCGTGCCATGCAACGTCCCACCCGTGGGGTCCGGGTCTTCCGGGGGGTCCTGGCTATACCAGACCCACGCATGTGTCGCTCCCATCCCGTGATCCGAATGAATCCGTGCGCCCGTATCCACCGTGGCCGTCGAGCATCGGGCAAAACACAGCCCGTGATACACCACCGGCATCATCCGCTCCACTTCCGTTCGCAACACCTGACGCATTAAATCCGGTACCGCCGCCACATTAAACGT